TAGGGACCACCCTTTTAACTTTTACTTCCGCCACCAACATAGGCAGCTTCGGAAGCGCCAGTGGTATATCGGACTTAACGCTGAACGGCGGGGGAACCAGCCCCAGCGGGTCTTCCACTGCCACGGGAACGCTCGCGGCTAACGGCATGACCTGTTTTATTGCCTGTCAAGTGGCCGAAGTAAATCTCGGCAGCGGCCATGTTCTTATTTCAGGCACGGCTCCTACAATCACCACTCATTTTAACACCAGCGGCGACTCTATAGTAAGTAACGGCACGGCTTCTATAACGGTCACCGTGGGCACTGGTACAGGTACAAGTACCGGGGTTATTGGGTTGCCTACGGCAACGGCGGGGTGGAACTGTCACCTGGAAAATCAGAATCGCGCCGATCAGATACAGCAGACAGGAAGCTCAACTGCTTCTGCTACTTTCACCAATTTCGGAACCACTTTTGCAGCGACAAATTGGACTAATGGAGATACCCTAAGAGGCTGGTGCTCAGCTAACTAGTATCTGGATAAGACTATGTGCATCGGAACTACAAAGCGATTACTTCTCGCTCTCGTATTACTGTTCATCGCGGTTCAGGGGGCTCAGGCCCAATCCTTAGTCAGTCACACAGAAGGATCGAACAAGACTGCCAGCACTCAGAGCACTATAGCGACTAGTTCTACGATGAACGTGGCAAGCGGCAACGCTCTGGTGGCCTGTGTGCGGCAAGGCACCAATAATACAGCGCCAAGTTCGGTTGGCGACGGCGGTTCTAACGCTTTTACGCACATAACGGCATCGGACGCTACATTCAATAGCACCAATCTTTTATCCCTTTGGGTTAACCAGAACTCTGTGGCCAATGCCACGGCAACCTTTACGGCGACATGGGGCACCGCACAAGCGTTCAATTCAATCCTAGTGCGGCAGTATTCGGGAGTTGCGACCTCGGGCGCAGTCGATGCATCAGGAACGGGAACTGCTGCCGGTCCGGTTTCAAGCGTAACGTCATCGGCGTTTACAACCACGCAGGCTACTGAATTGATCTCCGTGTGTGCCACTGGCAGTGGCACGACTCTGACATTTAGCGCAGGCAGCATAGGGGGCACCACAGCGACCAATCTGCTCGCCGATGGAGCGGGCGGCGCTGAAATGACAGGAGAAGAGGACTTGACCGTTTCCAGTATTCAGACAGCGATCACCGCCGCAATGAGCAATGGCACCAGCGTAACTGGTTGGGAAATATCCGTCGTGACCTTGAAAGCGCACAGCGGCAGTGCTGGCGGTGCGGGAGCGGGAGGGACAGCTGGCTTTGGAGGGACAGGGGGAGTTGGTGATTAAATACTTTCTCTTTATCACCGTCCTCTTTATCGCCGTCATCTTTCTATTTGCACAACCGATTCAGGCGACCACTTGGTATGTTCGCACCGATGGCGGCACGGCTACGCAATGCACCGGCACGACCAATGCAGCTTATCCAGGCAGTGGGTCGGCTCAGCCTTGTGCGGTGAATCATCCATTCTGGCTGCTTAATCAATCTACATTCGCTTGGCTGATCTCTGGTGGCGACACGGTTCAGTTTGAAGATGTCGGGCCGTACTACATGGGTCAAAAGAACTCCACCTCAGGTATCGGCACTGGATGGTCTCCGTTCTGCGGCAGTTTAAGTGGCAGCGGCAATACTTCTTCCTGTATTTGGGGCAGTTTACCATCGGGCTCAATGGGAGCACCTACTCGTATTCTTGGGTTAGGGGCCGGTAACTGCCATCAAACCGATCCCAATATGCTAGGACCATCTGCTCTGACAGGAGCATGGTCGGGACACGGTATGCTAAAGAATGCTACACAGCTACTAGGTATCAATGGTGCTTTCGGGGTTATGAACCTAGAGGGTGCCGCGTGGATTGATGTGGAATGCTTCGATATCTCGCAACCTACGACCTGCACGGCATTTGGAGTTGATTATACACACTGCACGTCTAGCGCAAGCAACGATTGGGCCAAGTATGGCGTGGACCTTGCCGATGTGACGCATCAAGGACCGATTAACGCAGTTTTGAAGGACATCGCGGTACACGGAATGGAAAATGAATGCTTCCACGGCGGTCATCTCAATTCGGCGGGAACCGATACTTTCACGGCGTCCGATATTTATTTATTCGGATGTGGCGGGGCCGGATGGAATTTCGACGGAGGCAGTTGCGGAAATTCGTGCGAGAACCTCGGCACAATGAATATAAGCTGGCTGAGAATTGAGTGGGCTGGCTGTGTAGAAGTAAAGCCTAATGGCGGCTCTATCGGTGGAGCGGGATACACATTGTGTGCCGACGATAATCACGGCGGATATGGAGATGGCTGGGCGCTGATAGCCACCCAAGGAACATTTAACGTCAACCATGCAATTTTTCGTTGGAACACGCAAGACGGATTCGATAGCTTGCATACGGGCGACGACCAAGCGCATCTGCCGACAGCGCTGAACATAAGCAACTCATGGAGCGAGGGTAACGAAGGGCAAACATTTAAGATGGGCGTGGCAACTGCTGCTTTGGCCTACAACAATGTGTCTATCTCTAATTGCCGTAGGCTAGGCTCGGCATTCTCGCCTAATCCCACGGGGTACAACACCGATCTAAGCGATTTTTGCCGCGCCTCCGGTGATGAATGGGCGATAGAGCTTCTGAATGGAAATTCGGTAACTTTAGAGCACAATACTAGTACCGGCTACGGTGCGACGATGTTTGACATTTTTTGTGTTGGTGGTGGAACTTGCACAACTACGACGCAAATGACCTTCAAAGACAATCTCTCGATGGGATTTGTGGACCCGAACACCAGCACACTGGCCGCAGGAATCAATTTCGGTACAACTAACCCGTTTGGTAACGCCGGATCGTCTATAGATCACAACCTGTGGTTCTCTATGAAGAACGGCACTTGTCCGCAGGACGCCACCAATGAAACCAATGCCGTCTGTGCCGATCCGCACCTTACATCCGAATCGAACATCGATGCCATCGTTCCCACGCTGCTTTCCACAAGCAATGCGAAATACGCGGGAGTGACCATCGGCGGTCAAACAACGGATTTCCTGAGTAACTCGTGGAACGCGACTACTCCCAGTATCGGTGCGTATGAATTTGGTTCGCAGATATCCGGGGCTAGCGATGTGATCTCCAATGCAATCTTCGGCCCGACTATAGTCGTTCACTAAGGCAAAAGGAGGAACGGCATGACTGTAAGGGTACACGCAATTTTGCAAGTCCTCGGGGTTCTTATTTCAGCAGGGACGCTTCTGCAAAACGGCAGTTACATTCCGGTCAAATACGAACCAATCATTGTGCTGGTTGTGAGCACCTTGCAGGGAATCGTGGGGCTCATAAATCACTATTACGCTCCCAGTGGTGTTAAGATCTCTTCGTGAAATGAATGTTCCAAACTGGGCCAGATGCTATCACTTTAACCGGGTTGGGGTCCACAGGGCTACTGATCTACCTAGTGGTCAAGGAAGCGCTGACCGTTGGCGGTAAGAAACGGAACGGCAAGAGCAGCGGGGAACTGAGCGCAGAATGGTGGGAGCTTAAGTTCACCGAGATTGTAGAAAAACAGATGGAACCGTTGTGCAGGTTACTAGAATCGAACAACGAGAAGTTGGATCGAGTTCTAAAGAATCAGATCGACACCCAATATGCTATTGCTCAGTTGGTGATGCAGAAGGGTATAATGCCTAAGCGAATTTCAGAGGAGGAATAGCCAAATGGAAGCAATCAATCGCAGGACCTTCGGGAAGTGGTGGGGCGTAGCAATGGCATCGCTCACGCTGGGCGGTGAGATGTTTATGATCGGATGTGCATCGTTCGCGCAGATACTGGCTTGGGTGCAGACCGGGCTAGATGCCTTTCAGTCCGTGGTCGATCTGCTGGCAGGGAACGGCGTTATCACCATCGTCATCGGATCGGCTATAGACCTTATCATCAAGGCGATCAAAGCGGCTATCGCAGACATCGGGACGGCAGTGGATAATTACAATAACGCTCCCGCTGCTTCCAAGGCCACTCTGTTAGGGAAGATCACGGAAGCTCTGATCGCAGCTCAGAACGAGATCGGCCAGTTCTGGAATGACCTAGCGATACCAGACCCCAAAGTGGCGTCTACTACTGCGGGACTGCTTGGACTGATCGTGAGCCAACTGTCTGCGTTCCAAGCCACTATGCCGGTGACCGCTGCGGTAAGGACGCAGATACAGTCCTTCCCTAAGAAGCTCAATGCTGCATCGAAGATGCGATCTATCGGGGCATTCAAACAGGAGTTCAACACGATACTGGAGTCTAATGGCTATGCGCAGTACAAACACTTCTAAGCACGTCCTGTTCTTCTTATTACTACTGTTACTTTCTGGACTGAGCTTCCCGACGCACGCGCAGAATGTTCAGGAGGCTCAGGGGGCTCAGGGAATTCAGTTCCAGCTCAAGGTCACTGCGACCACTCCACACAGTGTTACCCTATTCTGGGTAGCTTCTACCGATGCAGCACTTAACCCGACCTTGGGCTATCAGATCTATCGGTTGAACGGAGTGTGTCCGGCCATACCACCGACAACGGTTGCAGCAGCTACAGGGTTCCAACTCATCAGTGGCGCAGTTGCTTTAACTGTGCTAACTTATACTGACCTAGGCTTCCCGACGACGCCACTACCACCAGGGAACTATTGTTACTTTGCCACTAGTATCTTAAACGGGGCGCAGTCTGTCCCGTCTAATCTTGCACCAGCGGTGGTACTTCCGGCACCGCCGGTCTTGGGTGTGCCAACCACCACTTAGCTGGGTAGTGTGGTTTCTTACCGGTGAGTGCTATTGATCCTATTGATCCTGATGATCCTGACCAATGCACTGTCGGTCAACAACGACAGGATTGACATAGACTCAAGCGCCATCGAGGTGGTGTACGAGAACAGCAGTGTGGTAGGTGGATGCGTGGTCGTACTGAAGAGTGGGGAGACTTACTTGGTGAGGGAAGACTTTGAGACCATAAGGAGATTAAGAGATGACGCTGCCACTCAGTCCACTGGGACGTAGATACGGGTACAGACCTAATCCACCGGATCACAGGGATTACGGACTAAGCAGGATAGAGCTGGTCAGAACACTTCCTACGGCGTTCTCGCTGAAAGACTCTCTAGGTCCGGTCAAGGACCAGGGCGACGAAGGGAGCTGCACTGCTCATGCTGGGACAGAGAATCTGGAGTTCTTGTACCGCAAGTACAAACACTCGGAACCCATATTTAGTCCCGCCTTCCTCTATTATCAGGAGAGAGTAATAGACGGAGATCCGAACTACGACGGCGGTTCTACTGGCCGGTCGTCTTGTCAGGCCATGCACAACTACGGGGTCTGCCTGGAAAGCCAAGACCCCTATGTGGCAGGACAGTATGCGATCCCACCCACAGCAGAACAGGTCCAAGATGCTTTGCAATACAAGTCAGGAGCGTACCACTTCCTGACTACGGTCGGGGACATCAAAGCGTGCATTGCTAGTGGATACTGTGTGATGGTTGGGTTCACTGTCTATCAGAGTTTCGAGAGCATTGGCAGCGATGGCTTGATGCCTACTCCAGACAAGAATGCCGAACAGGTGCTAGGTGGCCATGAAACCTTGATTTACGGATACGATGACGCTACCGGACTACTCAGCATTCTCAATTCGTGGGGTCCGTCGTGGGGCGATGCCGGATCGTTCAAGATGAAATACAGTGACGCCGCTGATTCTGATATTGTGATGGACTTGGTGATTCAACACTTAGGGCTGCCATGGTAATCATTCTCCCTGGCACCCCAATCGACCGCGCTCTATGGGGAGTGTGGGTCATCATGTTCGCAGTTCTTGAAGGTGTGGGAATCGCTCGCAAGTGGGGCTCAACCAGCTTGACCCGACTGACACTGGCAATAGTTCCGCGTTGGGCGCTTGCAATGGGACTTGGATGGACTGTTTACCATTTTCTCATCCAGTACAGTCATTGAAAATTTAGATGGGCAAATTCACCAAACATACTCTTGGCAGCTTCATCATAGACTCTCGCTGCAATCTCCTTGCTTCGATAAAATCCAAGGGCCTTAGTTTTCCCGTGAATTCTGATAGACGCATACCATTTGTTTTTTACCTTGTCCCACGAAACTCCTTTGAAGCCACTGCGATTGTTGCTACGTATCTTCTGATTTCTATGATTCTGACTACCTACGGCACGTCTCAAATTGCTACGTCGATTGTCAAGGGTATCGTGGTTGCGATGGTCAGCTTGCTCCCACTTATTACAGTCAAGGATAAGGCGGTGCATGTATATTCCAGACGACCTTCGTTTAGCGTAAAAGCCGCCCATGGAATTTGGCAGAGCGGTCCAATTCCACTGGTTAAGCCATTCAAAATCGGCAGTGTCTACAAGGGCATTTTGTCTTTTGGTAAGTGGAATAATCTTGTAAGATGGGTCTCGCGGCTGGGTGACTGCGTGACGCTTCACGCGGTATTTTCTAGGCATCGGTCCTCCTTGAAAGGATCGCTGTTACCAGCCGCATTCTAACATACAATGTCACTCGATAACATCTCGCTTGCCAGACTAGCTGAAGTCCACCCGGTCTTGTCGGCTCGTGTTCAGAGTTTGGCATCGCAGCTGGATTTCCCTATCAGGGTCACGCAGGGCATTCGGACAGTTGCTCAACAGAACGCTCTGTGGCAGGAAGGCCGGGATAACGATGGGAATGTGATTGGTAGGACCGTGACGAATGCTAAGGGTACTGAGAGCAATCACGTCATGGGAGTAGCGGTAGACGTAGTGCCAATGGATCTGCCGGACGATCACCCGGACTGGGACGAAAACTCAGCGTCATGGCAGAGGATAGTAGCATTGGCTTCGTCATGCGGATTGAGGGATGGCAAGAGCTTCCATGACGAGCCTCATCTGGAACTGATGGAAGTACCGGAAGTTCCTACTGAGGAAATTCAGAGTATCTATCTTCAGGCCGGAGCGATGGCAGTGTGGCAGGAGTTGAATATCGCTTAGCGCTCGCTCACTTCGCTAACTCCTTTCCCGGCAGGCGGCGATGGCTGCTCGTAGCTTTGGGATGTCGCATCGCGGGCCGTGCCAGTCTTTTTCGCTAGACGAATGGCAACTGCAGCGCCGCTCAGAAGCATATGTAGCCGCAGCCAGCAACTCCCTTGCCTTCTCAAGCTCCCCGCGGCCTTGTACGACAACTTCGAGCACCTCCGCTTTGCCTACGAAGCCATCCCAGTCAAGAATCTTTTGCAGCGCTGGGAAGCTCTTAGGTTCAGCCATCTTTGACCTATCAAGAGAACATCCTTGAGCATGGTCGTATTCGTTTTCTTTGTGCCGTCCTGGCTTAACCGGCTGGCCACACTCTTTGCACAACTTAGGCTCAGCCATTCGCTAACTCCTTTCGGTATCCCCGCTTGAACTCCCCTATGCGCATAACTTTCTGGCATCTACGACAAGTTGGTTTGAGGGCGCACTCAATTCGTGTGTTCACGGCAGTATCAAATTCATTGGCAACTTCCGTTCTATAAGCCAAGATTCCACAGGCTGTTTTATTGGAATACCCAAGATGCCAATGTGTGCGATTCACGCTCTACTCCTTTTTACTCCAGAATTATTGGGGTCCCTTGGGCTTGGGCGCGGCCCCGGCGATGCGTAACGCTACTCTCAGTGCCTCGGCCCACGTCTTATAGCAGCGCGAAAAGAAGCGCCATTCGTCGAAGGTTTCGACGCACCAATGATTGCCGCAACGTTCCAGTCTTGGCTTGGCCCAACTCACTTATCCCCCTCGGGCTTGGGCGCGGCCCTCACATGTCTCACTATTGCAGCAATCTTGTTGCCCACTTTCTTCTCGACTTGCACCAATGGCGGGGCGCACTTGCTCTTGTGTTCGTGACAGCTACGGTCGAATTGAGCCATCAATAGTGCTGCTGCACCTATCCCAGCTAAGAGCCACACTTTTCCCCTCCGTTTGCGTTGCCCTTATATTCTGCGCTCATCACTGCTGCCGTGGCCTGATAGACCTGTAACGCGGCGATGAAATCCATTACAGCGCCATGGCCGTGAGAGTCTATTACTTCAAGATTATCAACCCACTTCACAGCATCTTTTTCCGCGATGCCACAAGCTGCGACAGCGCGAATCAGCTTCTCAAATGCCGACAGTAGAGCGCTGCCTTCTGTTTGTATCTCTGGGTGCTCCTTCATAACCTGCGACCACTTTTCATTCACTACGGTCATTCTTGCCTCCGTCTGCCTTACCCCCGCTAGGGGGTTCGTTGGCCAGTTTGCTGATTGCATCGTAGATTTGCTCTGGCTTGTAGCCTTGAATCGCCAGCGTTTGCGCTACAGACGCGCATCGCAGATACGCTTCCCGCCTGATCTTGGCGTCGTGCTCTTTAGCTAGCGCTTTCTGGATCACCTTGTAGGCATCTAAGGCTTCCTGTGCGAACTTCTCGCGGTCGTCGGTGCAATACGCTTGCTTAGCGGCATCGTAACTCTCTTGCCACGCGGCTGTCTCAAGCTGCTCCTCCCGCTCTTTAGCCTTGGCAGCGATGTCGGCGGGGATGAGGGCCACAACTTGCTGCCTTAAATCGTAAAGGTATCGCTGCACGACGTTTCGAGAATATTCGATCATTTTGTCGTCTACGTCAGCGCCATGTTTCTCGTTAACCATTGCCAATGCTGCTGCATCGTGAATGAGTTGCTTGACCGCTTCCAGTGCATCGGCGGTCGCTTGCGCTAGTTCTTGTTCGGTGTAGGTGCGAGGCGCTGGATCATCCCATGCAAGTGTGCTGATAGTCGCTCGGTCGTGGTGCCTCCCGATGTGGCCCGCAGGAAGAATGCACCGCAAATCCTGATAGGTAGATTTACATTGGCCGCTCAAGCCTTGCCCCCTCTAGCGCGAATTTCGGCGGACCAATCGCGGAATATACTCTTGCCTGCTGGAATGTCACCATCGCCATACAATTCGTGATAAGCCGCGCACCGCTCATACGCTTGCACTATCAGGTCGCAGATAGCTGGCTCGAATACGGCTGCGATGGTTTCTGTCATCTCTTGCTCATACTTAGGCCACGGGCTTCCTTTGCCCATAATGGATCGCGCAGCCTTCTCCGTCAGCCCCTTCACGGTGTCAGCCAAGTCTCGCGTCATGGCTTGCCTCGCTCGCGCTTGGTGAGGGGACGCAGATCGCTTTCATCGCATTCTCTAAATATGCCATCTCTATAGAATCCAACCTTCGTCTCAAGGCCAGCTTGGTAGTAGGAATGTATGAGGACAAAAATCAACTTGCTGCCCCTGAAGCTAACCACCTGCCCTACTCGAAACTTCCTCTTCATTTCGCCTCCAGTCGCCTCCAGATACCATCTCACCGGCACCGCGTTCTCGGCTAACTGTGCCGCCGTTACAACTGAGGCCCACGTTCAGGCGGACTTTCCATTCCTGTGTATGTGAGCAGATGGCATCACCTCGCTTTCGTCGCAGGTTGCGCTAAATACCATCGTACGAGTAAGGCAATCGAGTTCACCTTCAGCTTCATATACAAATGCCGCCTGTGCGCATCCACAGTCCACGGCGAGATGCCCAGCAGCCCCGCGATCTCCCGCGTAGTCTTGCCATCGCAGATCAGATGGACTACTTCTATTTCCCTGTCGGACAAGTTAGATGGCATTCCCTCCACTCGTAGCCACCACTCATTGGCCTTCGGCCAATTTCGTGCTGCCTACTTCCTCCCTGCTCTCAAAATCCTCACGCACGGTGGCATCCAGCACCTTACGGAACCGCCAGAGTGCTTGCACTCCCACCAGACCCCACCTTGTCCAGATTAAGCCCCCAGTGATGGCGAAGGTAGTCAAGACCATGTACCCAATGTAACTCAAGAGGTCGAGCGTGGTTGATGTAGATTGCGGGTTAACCTGTGTGGCTCCCACTACCCCGCCCTCATGGGCCTCACTGGTCTGAGCCTGGATGTTGAGAGACACAGTGACCGTTAGGAGTAGTAAACATACTGCCCCCGCCACCAGTTTTTTCGTCAGAAACGAAGTCCCAACCGGGCGGGCATTTGGCAACCATGATGTAATTAAAGTCGCCGGGGAATTGGTAGCCTTCATACGGTTCACCTTGTGCTCTCCACTTCGGCTCAGGTGCTTTGGTGTCATTGGGCATCACCTCCTTTTTAGGTGGGATAGCTCCGGTCACCCAGAGGCCGTTCGTGCCTCACTAGATGCCCGCGTCGTCAGGCGACCGGAGCACAAAACTATTTAGGCTTCCACCTCTATCCCGTCTTCCTGTTGCCTAGGTCTCACCCTGACTCCTATCGGCTTCCTTGTTGCCGGTCTGGACTTGGACTGGGTGGATCCTTCCTGTCTCTTCCTGTGAGCGTGAGCCAATCGCAACTTCTGCTTGGTCTCCTCGCTCATGGGGCCACGGGGCTTCGATCTCCCTTGACCCTTGGCACCCTTGCCGTGGACGAGACGGATCGCATTGTCAATAGTCTCGATGGCCTGCTCCAACTCCCGACGCTTTGCTGTTAGACCGGAATACAGACTTCCTCCTGCTCTGGGCATTGCTGTTACCTCCTTTCTCGATAGATTTTACTCCTGATCGTTTCTCCTGACCGCGAGTGCGACCTTTGGCTGTGTCGTACACCCGAAGGTATGAAGAATGAGATACCACCGTAGCGGCTTCGATTGTAGTGGCCGGTACTCCAAGCTCCAACAACTTCTCAGCTGATATGGAGCGGCGGTCCTGATCCACCACAGTCGGTCTGAAGTCGTCCACCTGAACTGCCTTGAGCCCGGTCCCGGCCAGATCCTCAAATATCTGGTCGCTGAGACCTTTCTTCTTCTCTTCCAACTCGTCAATCTGATCGGAGATGGCTTGGCGCTCCAACACGGTCTTGGCGAACTTGGGAGTGAGTCCGACATCGCGGTAGCTGGGTATCTGGCCCATGCCTTCCATTGCCGTTGCCTCACGGAGTTGTTCGGCCTGTTTAGCTGTCATTTTCGGTGCTCCTTTCCAAGTTCAAGAACTAAAGCTCTTATCAGCATGATCCGTAACTGACCGGCCAGGGTCCGTCCCTCTTCTTCGGCCAGCTTGCGACACTTCACCAGAATGTGATTGTCTATCTTGACAGACGTGGCTTGTTTCTTCTTCATGGCGTGGTCACGATACCACTTTTAACAACTTTGTCAAGCTATTTTTCAAGGGAAGCCCAATTATTTGCAAACGCCACATGGACTCCGATAGGAACGACCAGAGGGTAAGCCGTTTCCATGATCTCTTTGACCTCGTTCCCGGCATAGGTCTTCAGGAAGTCGTGGTCAGTCAGCTCGAACAGCAATTCGTCGTGGACTTCCAGTATGGGCTCCAACCGGAACTCACTGAAGTCCCGCCAGAACTCCAATAGCCACTGCCAGATACGAGCTTCCATGATCTTCTTCAGACAGTGAGCACTCGACTGCACTACGTGAGTAAAGCTCTGACGTTCGGCCTCCGTTTTCAGCGACTCAATGGCCGAATGGATGTTAGGCAGGTATCTGATCCGGCCAAACATGTCTTTCACGTAACCGTGACGGCGGCAGAACTCCATCTCCTTCTTCTGCCACGCACGGACACCGGAATAGATGTCCAGCCACGATTCTATCAGCCAGTCACACTCTTCGACGGTACGCGGGTCGCCACCCAGCTCCTGGTACTTGTCGAACTGAGCGGACAGACCCACCCCAGTGATGCCGTTGCAGATTCCAAACCCGGTACGTTTGGCTGGACCACGGTGCTTGTTCTTGTCTACCTTGCTGACTGGGATCTTGAATATCTCCGCTGCGGTCTCAGTATGAATATCCTTGCCCGAATGGAACATGTCGATTAACTTAGCGTCACCTGACAGGTGTGCCGTCACCCGGAGAAACCACTGATCCAAGTCGAACGTCCCTAGAACACAACCCTCCGGTGCAATGAACCCTCTGCGAATCTCCTTCCCGATCTCACTAGCCACAGGGATAGCCAACAGGTTAGGATCGTAAGCAGCGGTCTGACCGTTAGGTGACGAAGTGAGAGAGAAGCGGGAATAGATGCGACTGTCATCGTGGACCCACGGTAGCATTCCGTCCACGTAAGTTCCTTTGAGTTTCTGCAATTCCCGATAGTCTAGGATCATGGGAACGATGGGGTGCTTCTTGCGATTGCCTTGCAGAGCTTTCTCGTCCGTGGACTCTCTCTTCCGGCTCTTTGTCATTCTGGTAGTGGTCAGGCCCAGCTTCTTGTAAAGTAGATCTGCCACCTGATCCCCGGAGTTGGGATTAATGTGCCCCATTTCAACGTGTTCCCCGACTAGGGAGTCGATCTCACCACCCTTGATCTCCAGTAGCGCATCCAGGTACTCACCAAATTGATGGAAGTGTTGGGGATCGACCATGGTCCCATTGCGGTGCATCCGTTCGTAGTAGGGGATTACAGCGAGGTCTATCTCTTCCACTCTTCCCAGATCCAGACCACTATGTGCGCGACTAAGTTCAGGATAAATGCGACAAGTACAATCCGCATCGCGAGCAGCATAACGAACCGCCTTGTTTAACGGGATGTCGTCTAAAGTTGCGGACGGGATCGTGCCCCAAGCGGCTTCAATGTCCTTGCAACGGTCTGGGAAGTCCGCTCTAATCTTCTCCCAGATCCCTTTCGGATTTTCTGAGACAATGGCGTTTTGGATTCTTCTGGCCAGTGATTGCTTACCCAATTATGCACCTCAATTAGCCACTGAATCTTCTTCTCTTTGTCCGCTTCCCCGATCACGTCTTCGTAATCGTCCTGAACCATCCCGCATAGCCTGCGACTGAGTGGCTTGAGTCCCTGTGGAAACAAACACAGGTGGTATGCTTTAACCATGGTGTCGGTGAACCGGAACCCCTCTATTCCCATGGAACGCAGAACGGCAATGTCGTGGAAAGCGTTGTGTAATACGACTGTGACTCCATTCCATTTTACATAGTCAGCAATAGCACTAAGCCATTCCTTGTCGCTTGCCAGAACCACGTATCCTTCTCCGATACCAAAAGTAAAACTCAATCCCCATGGTTTCTCTGCCGATCCCTCGGTGTCCATGTAGATTAGAGTAGGGTTCTTCCTGCCATGGAAGATCAAACTGAACAGTTCTCTAGAGTAATCCGTGAGTAACATGTACTGAGGATCAGGGCAAGTGTCGATCAAGTGGTCTGCACTACCAGACGCTCCCCGAACCATCCGGCAGAACGCTTGGAAGTCCGACCAGACTAGCGGAGTCATGCTAGCCGAATGGAGTCCGAACGCGGGATGGTACAGGGGCATCATGCGGAAACGGCCCTGTGACGAGACGAACGGCAGACCGTGACTCCAGTCCATCTCCAGATCGCCCCCAAGGAAGTAACGCGCTGCGAAACGGCCTACTAGACCAATGTACTTGGGTCGGACGGTCTTCAACTCTTCGATCAGGAAGTGTTCATCCCGTCTGATCTCGTCCGGTGTGGGGTCTGGATTCCCCTTCAGGAAGTCTTTGCACAGATTAGTGCAATACACATCGTCCCGATGGATGCCGCCTTCCAAGAGGTAACGGTCCAGTTCCTTGCCCGACTTCCCGCAGAAGGGGTAACCGCGACGGGACTCCTCTTCTCCCGCACGTTCTCCCAAAATAAGTACATCACATGGCACGGGGCCACGTCCCCAGACGTACTTTAGTTGACTTGGTTTCGTTTCCATGTTCGTATCGCGTGACAGTTGGCACAGACAATCTCACACTTCTCCAGCTCTCTTTCGATGGTTCTCCAGCCAGTTCCCAAGAGTCTGCCGATATTGTCTCGTTTATCTCTTATGTGATCGAAGTGCATTACGTAGTGAGGAAAGTTACCGCCACAATCGGAGCAAGGGGTCACTTCCTTGAGAGCCTTGAGGTATTCCCTTATCTTTGCAGACCTTCTGTTGGCCTTCTCCCGCATGTTCTTGCGACCGCGAGGAGTTTTTCTCCACATCCTCTGGTAAGCTAGCTGATTCTCTTTTCTCTGTTCTGGAGAGAGTGTGCTTTTTGGTCTAAGTCCCATTAATCTAGCGTTAGCTCTATGCCCGGCAGAACGTCCGAAACATTGACTGGAACAGAATCTTCGGTTAGGTGCTCTACTAGTGAACTCACACCCACACTGTTCACACTTATAATTGAACGATCTCATTTGCCATCCATCAGCGCTTTGGTCACCTTGGCCGCAATCCCCTTGCCTATCCCTTCGATCTGTTCCCACTCATCCTGATTGGCCAGTACCATCTCCACCACGCTGCCAAAATGCGCTGCCACTGCCTTGCTCTTAGTCCACCCGATATTCGGCAGTTCCGCTGCGATCCGGCGAGTCAGGTTGGGCTTAATCAGGATCTCGCTATCAACCTGAGCTTCGTCAAATGCCAGATGGGAGCGGTGCTCTTCCCACTCTTTTCCGGTCCACCACGAATGAAGATCAGCAATGTAGCGGGCAGTTTCAAGGCGTGATAATGTTCGTCGGACTCGAACGCCACCTCGCGTCTCCATAGTAGTAAGCCAGTGGTCCAGATCGCGGTAGAGGAATCTCCTGCTGCCCAGAGACAAAGGCTCCATCCGCTTCCCTTTGCGATACATGAGTAGTCCTGTTTCGTAATCACACGAGAACTGGCCTTCCAAGACAAGCCACACGCGACCATAGTTCTTAATGAGTCCGGGCAACTGACGACCAGCAAATCGTCCATCGCAAATAGAATTGAGGCAGTCCCTGATCTTCTTGATCTCAATTCCCACCTCCATGGTGCTGCCGTTGGGACCGTTGCCCTTTATAGCCGCGTCACCGTAATCCAATCGGCAGAGAGTGAACGGGACTCTCCACTTCTCGAAAAACACAGAGAGATCACCTGAACCTATTCTGTTATCAAGGCGAATCACTTCGATACCTCGTGAGGACAAAACCCGAAGAAGCCTCTTGCTAAATTGCAGTACCTGAGCACGTAACTTACGAGCACGCGCTCTGCTCCAATTCCTGAAGTAAGCTTTGGACTTCTCTGGGTTTTCCCTTCGCCATTACGTCGTCTTTGTTCTAGTGTTGACACTAACTTTCTCCCAGTCACCAGTGATTCCACCAGAGCATATAGAACCAGTTACAGATCGCTCCCAGTAGCGTCTTGTGCCCGTGACAGCACTGGTACTCGGGAGTGAACGCACTAACCGGCAGACCATCCCAGTCAAAGCACCAGTGGCATCCCGGACCGCGTAGCACCTTGCCGCGCCAATGCAAACAATCCTTCTCCCAATCGGTCACTGTCTGGCTCTCCCTACACGTAGTCCAGTGCTTCGCACTGCCCTACTCACTCTCTGCTCCCACTACTTCACGCACTCTGGCTTTGTCGTAGATTTCTCCAACTCTCTCTACCAGACTGGCAATGAACTCCCGGTCCATAGTATCTATGTGTTCGTGTTCCACGTCGTAAACCACGCAGACTAGATTCGCACACTCAGGACACTTCTCTACGGCTTCCTTCTCCAGAACGTCGGCTTTGGTAGGGATAGTGGCCAGCAGTTCGGCAATATCGTTCAGTTCGTATTCGGTCAGTTGGAAGTCCCTCATCGCCATTGATCCTCCGTCGTGTCAGGAAACACTAACTGGCCTATAGTGGCGAAGTTATTCAATTCCCCCTGGTAGTCCTCTCCATCTAGTTCCGGGTTCATCCCGCATGAAATCACAGTGCTATGATAACGGTCCGGTATAGGTTCCTTGTCATCTACCCAGTGTTGCACCACTAAATCACATTCATAGACCATCTTGCCCCAACCCTCCAGCACCATCTCTCCGGTAGGCTCGCTCTTCTTAGTCTCTTTGATGTACTGGTATTCCCGCTTCATCCTGTGTGTGAACACGACATTAGCATTGCTGTTACGAGCTAGATCGACCCACATCTTCATCTCCCGGTTGACCGGACCGTATTCGCGTTCCAGCACTTTCTCAGTCCGTCCGAAGCTGGCTAGGCGAGCAATCTCGTACAGTTCCGCTGCTCCGTCTACTGCTACGGTGCGAGCCTCGCCAAGAGCTTGAATGTAGTCAGTCCGCATCTGTTGCAATTGAGCGTCTGCAGCTTCTGATACTTCCTTGGCGGAGTTCCCGTTCGACCGGATGCCTGTGAACGCTTTGCGGTAGCGTGCCACGTAGATTTCCTTTTCCTTCTGGAAGCCCTTAATGGCCCGGTGAATCCCGTCGTCAATGTCGATCACAGCAATGGGCGGCGGCCCGGTCAAGTACCAGTGGGTCTTGCCACACTTCTGCATGGCTTGGGTGCAAACGATTAGGCGGGCCGGAATGTCAATGCCAGCCCGGA